ATGGAGTGGATAACGAGGCTTGAACTCGCGACTTTCACCTTGGCAAGGTGACGCTCTACCAACTGAGCTATATCCACATAGATGCGGTTAAAGTACGCTCAACAAATCACGTGTTCTTTGCATCTTTACTTTAACCTAGGCCGGGACAGCTATCCCTCGGTTGCCCTACTACCAATGGTTCATCACTACGAGAGCCAATAACTCGAGAGTTCTTCGCCACTCTATCTGCGCAGACAATTTTCGCTACATGGGTGTCTGATCCCTGTTACTCTTCTGTGTCCGCCCGGTTGTAACCACCGTTGGAGGCCGATCTCGGCTTCGCTCCGAGCACTAGGGGTTACAAAGCCCTTATTTTGCTGTAATAAACTAATCGGCCACTTTATATTTTCTCCCATTCTTCGTCAGAATAAGATTTAATATCTCTTTTTTTAGAAGGAAGATTAAATTGAATACACCATTTTTTTATAGCATTATCACTTACTCCAAATTCTTTACCAATAGAAACAAAACTTTTTGTTCTAATCTTTTCCTTTAATTCTTCTCTTGAAACAGGTTTTTTAGTAATTCTATGCTTCCCTTCGCATGTTCTACATCTTAAAGCCTCTTGTGAGATTTCTGTACCACAATCAACACAATAATTTTTTCTATTCTGTAAACGCTCTCTATCGGTTCTATTTAATGACTTATAATTTGACGTGAGCGAATGACAATTTGGACACAATACTTGTAAATTGTCTATATTATTATTCAAATAATTACCATCTTTGTGATGAACATCCAATGGAACTTTTCCTGTTGTTGGATTTATTTTGTTCCATCCACACAATTCACAACTATAATTTTTTATTTCCAAAAGATACTCTCTAATTGTTGTTGACAAAGAATTTCCACCTTTTAAGCCATCAAAATCTCCATTAAGCCAGTCGTTAATTTTCTTATCTTTTCTAGCCTTTATTGAACATGCTATTGAACAATAAGTATTATATCTTTGATTCTGAGTTAATTCTTTATTGCAATATAAACAATATTTCATTTCAATTTCCTCCTTGTTTCTTCTATAAATAAGTAGAAAATTGAACTAACAAATACAATAATTTGAATGTCGGTTCAAATTTTGTGGTACGCCCAAAGGGATTTGAACCCTTATCTTACGGAGTAAGAATCCGCCATGTTACCATTACACCATAGGCGCATATAAGTGGTGCGCCTGGTGGGATTCGAACCCTACGCTCTTACGGATTAAAAGTCCGCTGTTTTACCGTTAAACTACAGGCACATATTCGTTTTATATACTTTTGACTTTCGTTTCATTTTAACCTTTCCTCAAACTTTCTAAAAATTTTGTTCTTTTGATAGCGGCACGAACCGCTTCGCGCACCCTAAGATCCATTTCTCTATCTTCATCAGTCAAAACTGAATCTGCTTCTTCAGGATAAACCACACTAACAACCATTCCATTTTCTAATCTTACAGTTTTCATTTGATTTCTCCTTCACTCTTTATGTATATATTATACATAAACTTTCTAAGTTTTTCAAATTTTTAATGTGGAGAGCAAGGACAGATTCGAACTGTCGAATAGTAAGGTTGCAGCTTACCCCCTTAGACCGCTCGGGCACTTGCTCATAAAATGGTGGAGATAGCGGGCTACGATCCCGCGACCTTCCGCTTGCAGGGCGGACGCTCGTCCCAACTGAGCTATATCCCCATAAATTGGTAGGAATGACGAGACTTGAACTCGTGACCTCTCGCTTATCAGGCGAACGCTCTAGACCAACTGAGCTACACTCCTATATAAGTGGTGGGAAGTAAGAGAATCGGACTCTTCCTTGTAGTGTCACAAACTACCGTGCTAGCCTCTACACCAACAACCCCACGCGTCCTAGTTTCAAATTTAACGTGTAAACTAGGAAACCCCACGGGAACCTATGCAGGTCATGACTCCTGCTTATTATACGGACAAAGTTGCCTTCTGCCCACTGGTACCCGCACAAGGGTTCGAACCTTGGACCTACTGCTTGTAAGGCAGTCGCTCATCCCGGCTGAGCTATACGGGCATAAAATTTACCTAGCGTTTCAAATGTGTTTTAGGTCGGTTGTGCCTCGAAGAGGGCTGATTAGAATCGAGCTTCGATATTTTGACAGTTTACCAATCACGCATAGTCTTATTCACATTAAAGGCTTTAGGATTCACCATATGTAGCTGGATTCACACTTCCTATCCCCTACTCATATGGGATGTTTACTATTTTTTATACCGCCAGTACACATCAAGCGGTTGGCGGGAAGGGGGAATTTCGAAATCCCGACATCGCGTTTAACAGACGCGCGCTCTGCCTCTGAGCTACCAACCCATTTCAACAAGTTCTTTAATCCTCTACTTGTAAAAGAGGGGCTTATTTTCAAGAGCCACTCGCCATTATCGTGTTGGTCACGTTTGGTGGGCAGGGTGGGTGTCGATCCCACTATGTCGTTGGACGTCAGTTTTACGGACTGCTGCGGTTGCCGATTCGCTACCTACCCATATATGGAGCACCAGACGGGTCTCGAACCCGCATTATTTTTGCTTGGAGGGCAAATGCCATACCAATTAGGCGACTGGTGCATTTGGCGCAGATAACAAGACTTGAACTTGTACGCCGATTGCTCGGTTACTCACGGTTTAGCAAACCGCTCCCTTACCAATTAGGGTTATATCTGCATTGGATCGGTTTCTTTTTATAGTGTTGAATCTTTCTATTCTCAGCGATACACGCCTCCGCAAACATTCACTATGGCGCTCGCCCTCGGACTCGAACCGAGACACCGCTCATCACGACTACTAGTGATTTTCAAGACCACTTCCTTACCAATTAGGATTAAGCGAGCATATCAATGGCTGGGACACCAGGATTTGAACCTAGACTCGCCGCTCCAGAGGCGGAAGTACTGCCATTATACTATATCCCAATATTTGGTACCGGATAAGGGATTTGAACCCTTAACATTCGGATTCTAAGTCCGACGCCTCTGCCTATTGGACTAATCCGGTATTTCTTAACTCTTTATGTATATATTATACACATTTTTTAAAAGCTTTTCAAGTTTTCTTTCTTATTTGGCGGGCCCACAAGGATTCGAACCCTGATCGAATGATTTGGAGTCATTTATGCTACCGTTACACCATGAACCCATTGGTACCTCGGAGTGGATTTGAATCACTGACGAAACGGGTATGAACCGAACATTCTTACCAACTGAATTACCGAGGTATATTTGGTACCCGTAAAAGGACTCAAACCTTTAATCTCACAGTTTCGTAGACTGGTATTTTGTTCAATTAAACTATACGGGCATTTATAAAATGCCTTTTGGTTACTCCCCGCAGGGATGCACCTTTAACCGGCAGTCCGCAGACTTCGGAGGGCTTAATTCACTTACTAATTCTATCAGCAATACAACTAGAAACAAAAGCTTCTGGCTTAACTTCACACTCATAACCGCAAGCATTGATCCAGCCGACTAGCATAGGAATTAACTCTTTTGTCTTTCCTTTGTCGCTCCATCCAGCATCAACGTGAATTGAGATCAAACAGCTATTTCTTAGCTCCTCGTATCCATCTTGCTCCAACATTTCAACCAAATGATTTGTCAATTCCAAACTTCGCTGAGTTTCCTCTGTCAACTTGGCGCGGACGTCATCAATTCTTTTGATGTAAGAAGTTTCATAGAAATAAATTCCACCATGGCCCGCGCAAATAACTGCGATTACCGATACAATTTTTGTTTTGTCAAAGTTCTGTGAGTCTGTACCTACCGTGATTTGGAGAGGTACATCATAGACTTTCATTCTGTTGAAGTAATCTTTGATTTTTCCTGGAATTTGGTTCAATTCCAAATTTCCATAAGTAGCACTGTGAAACATATTCTTTTCCTTCTTTTAATTTAGTGGCGGTCCTAACGGGACTCGAACCCGTACCTTCGGCGCGACAAGCCGACCGACTGACCATTATCGTATAGAACCATAAGGTGAGAGGCACAACCCTCTCGTGCAGAGATTGTCCCTGGAGTTCCCTCTGTCTCATTTATATCTACCGCAAGTATGAGGTGGGTGGACCGTTGCAACAGCCCAGTGCGGTATTGGCACCCCGTACAGGACTCGAACCTGCATCTGTACGCTTTAGAAGAGCGTTGCCAATCCATTTGACTAACGGGGCATAAAAAAGAGGGAGTTTTTATTGCTCCCTCGAAACTCAAGTCTTCTATCGTTACCTTAAACAACTTCCGCGCCATCTTCGTCAGAACCAAATAGGTTAAATCTAAAAAGTGTCGCTTCATCATCTAAATCGGAGCAATAAATTTTTGCATTTACGATCTTGCCACCCCAAATAAGGTTCATAATTCCGGCAAGTTGACTGAGCTTCGAGCGTAGATTAAATCTGTCGCCTTCATCTGTAATGAGATAGACATCTCCCTTACAATTATCCAGCGCTTTAACAAATTCGTGAATATCTACGTTGTTCATTTCGAACTGCTTCATCTCTAATCTCCTTCAAAAATAATAATATACAGACTCTAGCCGAACTCAACCACGCGACGTGAACGCATCTGTATTGGTGGTCACGAATAACGCTTAGCTAAAGCGTTATCGAATGCTCCTTCTACACGTGGTAGATGAGCTAAAGGGGTAAACGCTGAGACGTTGACGTTTATACATGGCATCGGTTACCGTTGGAGATAACTCATCACACTCCCGATTAAGGAGTAGCCATGATGGACAGTAGTTTTGAGAAAACTACCAAACACTTACTCGAAACTTCATAATCTTCCGTTCGACACATTCTTCTTTGCGAGATTCACAGCTTGCGGGCTGTTAGAGTTGCATCTAATTGTACTCGATTCTTAGCTTCACTTGCGGATCCACTAAGCCACCATATTTCAGATGGATAAGTCCATTTTCAGTTGTCGAGTGAGCACCACTTTTGCAATTTAGAAAACAGTTCTCCATACTGCTCCAGGGAGTTAGCCTGGCATTTGAAATCTCTCAATGAACTACGAGGGTGCTCTTTGGACACCGATACCTTTTGAGTACCGTCCATCCATCGTAATTCTGCTTAGCTTCGTAACCTTGCTTTAAATCTTCAAACCGCTTTTTCAAGTTAGATTCTTAAATTTAATCCTATCAGCACTTATTACATCTCTGTAACTCGCACCAAATTACTACTAGATTATTACTTCTATTTCTAAAAGTAGATACACGACTTTCACGTATACCGACTATCCATATCCTCACGCGGTCGCGCCCTAGACTTAGGATAATTCTAAAATCATTTAGTAGGTTTTCCGTTGCACACCCGAAGATGTGGCGGCGAGCGAGATGACTCATTCCGCTTTATCACCATTACTGGTTTTATCTAACGACCCGAAACCGGCCGATTTAATTATCAAGGTACTAATAAGTAGTTAGTTTTTAAAAGCTCTCTTCACTTTTGTATAATTATTATACCAAAAATTTTCAAACTTTTCAAATTTTCAACTTCTAAGTTCTTTTGTTTTGAAGCATCGCTTCATTTTATGTATATATTATACTATAAATTTTTAAGTTTTTCAAATTTTAAGATTCATTTTCTTTGAAAAAAAGTTCTATGAATTTTTCATCAGAATAATTGGGTAAAGTTCCAACCCAACCATAAAATTCTTTCGAAAGTCCATTAAACACGTTATCATATCTTGGAGCAAATACATATCTTGTTCCGCCCTCTCCATCGTTTTCTGCGATAATCATATGCGGCAACTCTGTCGCAAGGCGCTCACGTAATGCTTCTTTAAATTGAGTATATTCTTGAGGACTAACCTTTTCATTAAAAATATAATATTCTTTTCCTTCTAGATTTGTACTAAACATACAATGGTTTGAATTCTTCATGAAGCCGCAGAAGTCACAATCTTCTATATTCTCAGATTGATAGATAAATGAACTATCTTTTACATTTTTAGAACGAAATATATTTGAAGACCAGACAATATCTTCACTGCGGGCGACCTGTTCTGATTCAAAAACCCTGGTACTATTTAATACCATGTCTGAGTCATAAACCTTATTACCAAATACTACATCACCAGAAGATCTAACTTCTGTACTATCATATACACAAATACTATCCACTACTGAATGAGAGTCTCTTACTTTTGTGCTATTTTCTACGAAGTTACTATTCATCAAATCATGACTGTTCTTTACACTAACACTATTCCATATATTTGATGAATCTTCAATATGACAAAAACTATTATAAGCTTTTTCTTCTTCTTCGTCAAATTTTAAGTATTTTCGTAAATGGAACAAAATTTCTACCGGAACCTCACAGTCAATAAGATCTATTAGTTCCTTTCCTATAAGTTCCTCTCCTTCCAAATACTCTATATGAGCCTTCTTTGTATTATACTTCTTCAGTAGTTCCAATGTAATCTTCATTTTTAAAAGGGAATACGTTCTACGTTTCCACCCTCCTCCTTATAATTATAGGGGAACTTCTGCTCATTCATGATGTACTCCATTCTTTTATTTAAAAGCTTTATAAAAGCAAGAGTCGTTTCATTTCTATCAAAATACGCCACAACATATTTTGATTTCTTTCCAACTAATTCTGCGCCAAGTCTATCTCGCGCATAACGCAAATACTCTGCATAAGTTAAATTCAAAAGTCTAGAAATAAAAACATCATAAGATCCAGTAGTTCCTGTCGGAAAGAGAAAGTTTTCGTGATTCATTCGAATAACATATTTATTCGTATAAACAGAACTTGTATCCAAATAAAAATACTTTTCCATCAAACTTCAATCTCCTTCCATAAATTTTTTATTTCTTTTACTTCATCTTCAGTTAATACACATAAATGGCCCCAATCAGAACATCTAAACATTGTACTATCAAACTCTGGTAGGGGTCTATTAAAACGTTTAATTGTACTTTCATCAACTATTTCATAATCTGGTCGAACATATTTCTTTACTGTTGCTGGACTAAATCCTGTCTTTCTTGCTACTGCCGCATAAGTATGAAGCTCTGCATAAAGACGATTTATTTCTTGTATATCTTTATTTGTTATGACCCGCATTTTTTTACACCTTTCCTTACTTTCTATTTATAGTATACCACATATCTCTGAAAAATTCAAATTTTGGCAAAAGAAAACGCGCACACAATGCGCGCGTCCTTACTCAAGAGCTCTTGCTATTTTATTCTTTATCTTCAAAATTCTGCTTATCTAACTTTTTATAGTATCTGACAGAATCAAGAAGTAGGAGTGCGCCAAGAAGCGCATCAATAGCAGTAATAGTACCTACTACCTGTTCTCCATATGGTAGATTCCAAATATCTGCAAGAGCGTAATAGAAGGCTCCAATCGCAGGAAGGGCAATCTGAGCCACATACTTGAAGAAATCATATACCTTTTTGCTCATAACCATTACCTCCTTTTATTTCTCTATTTATAAGTAAACTTTAAATGACACTGATTCAAAAATTTGAAAACCGCAACGAATTATGGTATAATATTAATGAAAAAAGAAAAGGAGTATTTATATAAATGGAAAATACAAATGATAAAATGCTTTACACTCTAGCAATAAATCTATTTACGCTAGGTAAAGATGAAAAAGAATTAAATATTTTTAACTTTAATAAGAAAGATTCGCGGCACTGGGCACTAATTCACGCAGCATCTTCTGTAAGAGACATTACAGGTTTTAGTGTTAAGCTTAACGTTTCTTTCTTTACTTATTTATGGGTAAAATGGAAATTTAAAAATATCAAAGGAATTAAAAGAAGTAAAAAGGCAAACGTTGACGCAGAAGATGTAATTGCTCATGTTGAAAAAGCTTACGAGGTAGATAGGGGCTTCTCAAAAATATATAAAGAGTATTATAGTAACTCTGATAGGGGTTAAGGAGGATCCATGATCGATATTATAATTCCAACATATAAGGCACGCGAGACATTACCGGCCGCGCTAGATTCATTGGTCGCGCAGACCAAGAAATTATTTATTGTAACAATCGTACAGGATGCTGATGGAGAGGATTACTCAGATATTATAGAAGAGTATAAAAGAAGAGGTTTAAAAATTAGACTTATAAAGATGGAAAAGAATGGCGGTCCTGGACTTGCGCGGCAACGTGGTATGGATTCAGATTCAATGAGCACTCATTTTATGTTCTTGGACGCAGATGATATGATGCTTCCTTCAGCAGTCGAAATGCTCTCAAGAGAGGCTCTTATTAATGATGCAGATATAGTGTCTTCTGGTTTTATTATTACTAACAAAGGAACACCGGATGCTATTTGCGATCCACTTAAAATGCCCTGTACTTGGATGCATGGGAAAATATATAAAGCAAAATATTTAAGAGATAATAATATTCGTTTTCATCCAGAAATTAGATTAAACGAAGATTCTTATTTTAACTTAGTGGCCGTAAATAATGCAAAGAAAAAGATGGTGATTCAATATCCTACCTATCTTTGGCGGCAGAACGATAATTCTTTAACGCACCAAGGCGGAGAACTTGGATTCTTTGTAAAGAGTTGGCCGCAGTATATTTTAAGTCAGGTTTACGGCTTAACAGAATTGGGAGAGAAAAAGGGAGAGCTTTCTCCACCACTAGTTGCGCAGACTTTAATTAATATATATAAAGAACACGCAAAAGCTTTGTCCAAATCTTTTAGCCCTAAATGCAATCCTTCAGATTACAAGAAATCCGCCAGCAAATTAAAAACATTAGGAGAAAATCCTCTTATAAAAGAAGCCATTAAATCGGTAGAATTTTGGAACACTATTGAAGAAAAGCTTCCGGCTTGTGAGAAATTTGGAGACAATATTATCTTTTATAATATAAGATTCGTTGATTGGATGAAAGAATATATTGTGGAGGAAATTTAATGAAGATATATGTAGTTAATGGAAGGGAAGGTAGTGGAAAGACTACCTTCGAAACTCTTTTTGGATTACTTGTAAATAAAACATTAGTTTATTCTACTATTGATAGTATTAAGGCAATAGCTAGAGATGCTATTTGGGACGGAAAAAAGGACGAGAGAGGAAGAAAACTTCTTTCAGATTTAAAGAGAGCTTTCAATGAATATAATGACTATACAATGGAAGAATTAAAACACTATCTGTGGATTTGGGAGAGAAAAGGATATGAGGCTATCTTTATTGACTCGCGCGAGCCGTTAGAAATTGCTCGTATTTGTAAGGAGACTGGAGCTAAATCGATTCTAATTAGAAGACCTTCCGTCGAGGGCGCGGCCGCATCAAATTCATCTGATGCAAATGTATTTAATTATAATTATGATTTTATAATCCATAACGATGGTGATAAAACACAATTACTTGAGACAGCACTTGATTTTGCAAAAAAGGAAGGTTTTAAAACAAAACCATATTATATAAATCTTTTTGGAGAAATTGACGTATAAAAAAAAGCCTAGCTTAATTGCTAGGCTCTTCTTATTCTTCCATTATTTCATCGCTTTCACCAGGTTCTACTTCCCATTTACAAATTTCATTATAAAGTAGTGCAGCATAACTGTTTCCGTGAAATACATCTCTATATATTCGATATGTTTTATCTACGGTTTTTCTTTCATAAAGGGGAACCTTTTTTATTTTATAATATCGATAATAAACATTTTTAATTGTGTTGCGGCATTGTTGCATTGATACTTCTTCTAAGCCACCAAACTTTTCCATCATTTTGTTTAGCGTGTCTTGAATTTCCCTGATGTCCTTCGTCTGTTGCTCATTCTCCTCATGGAGAGTCATGGTGTTACGCTTAAAAAGTCCCGTGATGAACGCGCGGCCCGTCTTAGAACAAATGCTTAAAAGTGTTATGATTGAAACTAAGCAGCCTACAATGGCCGCGATATTCTTTATGACTTCCATCGCCTACCTCCTATTTTATTCCTTATATATTTAAGTAGGTTTTATTCATACCTCATCGAAGGTTTTGATGTTTTCGATAGGAGTCATCATTATGAAATTTAGATTTTGCCAAATACTCTGGGTTGATTAAGTCTTCAAAATTTTTTATTGTGTCTATATCCCAATACGGAATACAGTAGAGTGGAATTTTCATAGCGAGCGCCGCAGAAATTTTTAAGCGATCACGTTCCTGAGATTTTAGAAACGATGACCTATCTTTGAAGAAGTGCGGTATAAGTTGGTAATGTTGTTTACCCTGGAACTCTAGCAAAATATTTTTTTTGGGTAGATAAAAATCGAAGCGGCACTTTGGAATGCGTATCGCCTCTTCAAAAGATTTTTCTCGAATAAAAGCTATATGTTCTTTGTTTAGGATTTCAATTATCTTTTGTTCTCCTAACGACGTATTATTCATATTTACCTCTCATTCCGCTTCGCCTTCTTTAACTTACTCGTAACTTGCTAGTGACTTACGCATATCAGCACTACACATCGGGCAGAAGTTATATTGTGGAACATTCATCACTTCTTTAACCCTGACCACTTCGCCGCAATTCGTACATCTATACTTATCCTCTGTCTGCCATTCCCATTCGCCTTGCGGCCGCTCTTCTATTGTCGGCGCTTCGTATATTTTATCGAGAATGAAACACGCGCCATCAATAAAGTCTTCACTTTTACCCTGAAAGGAAACTACACCAAACGGGTCTGCATCAATCAATCTCATTCTTAGTTATGCTCCTTCTTTAGTACACTTAAACTCATTGTAACAATTTTTCCATTATCAAATGGACTATCCTCAGTTTTTATATCCACATACTTATTATAAAATAAATGTTCCCCAAACTCTTGTGCTAATATCGCAAAAGTAGCCTGAGGGTCACATTCAGGATAATAAGGAATTTTTGTCTTTAACTTAATGACTTCTTCCTTATATTTGGATTGAATAATCCTCATTTCTACTTCACCGGCATCAACCAATTTTTGTAATGAATTGATTTTTGCTTCGTAATCAGAAATCTTTACTTTATGTGTTTTATTATATAACCATTTTGCGAAATTTGCAAATTTCATTTTACTTCACCTGATCCATTGTACACTCGCGCGCCGTCTTATCCGTTCTCCAACCCAAAGCCTTCGGATGCCTAATTCCCGTAAACTCTCCTTTATCATCTCTCATCAACTGCATACCGCCAACTTCAAGAACCTTTCCTTTATAGCTCTGCCAGTTCTGAAGAACCTCTTCTGTCAGTCCACTAACAGAGCCAATCGGAACTACTTTATCTGCGGCCGCGTCATAAAGTCCAATGATGAGACTTCCTGCCCAACCATGGAAGTAAGCTTTGGTGATAGGTTCGATTGGGAGCCCATCACTATAATCTTTATAGTGGTCTCCTTCGAGCTTTTCACCCGTGCGCATATTCTCCCAATATTTCCAAGACTCGATTTCCTTTCCGCCGTAAGGACGAGTAGGAGCATTGGCGCCAAGAATAATGACGTCGATAGATTGCTTTAGAGCCTGTTTAATCTTTTTTGTTGTTTTGCTCGGGCGTTTGCCTGGTTCATATAAAGAGTCTTTTTGAATTATAACCATACCTTCATATCCATCAGCGAGCAAGGACTGAAGATTATCCCAAAGCTCCGGTCCGTTAAAATAAACCGCAAACTCTGTATATTTGAAGACATTTTTAGTACCTAAATCTTCAATAAACTTAAATCTTTCTAGCGCTGGTTCTTTCAGAAAAGAAATATTATCATAAGCGAGAACATCAAAGATGTAAAAATGAAGCTTGTTTTCTTCTTTCTCTTGTCGGGCGATTGCTTTTTCTTTTAAACAATTCATTATCGAGGTAGTATTTTTACTTCCTTCGTTGCCAACCCAATAAATCTCTCCAAGAAAACAAGTACCATTTGGGACAGAATCCCCCCATTCGTGCAACTGAGGAACCCATTCCCATTTATTTATATAATCACCACTTACAGATTTACTTCTTCCTGTAAATGTTATATTGCCATCTTCGTCTTTAAGAAACTTCATAAAAAAGCCATCACGCTTTTGACTACCATACCAGTCTCCAGACATGATTTTACTTAAGACGTCTTTCTTTTGTCTTTCCGGATCCCATGAAGCGGGATATGCGTGATACTTCATCGCTTCGAGTTCATAAAAATCTATTTTGTCTACAAAATGTTTCACAGTTCTAATTTCTCCCTTAAATACTCAAAATCAATTTTATCATAATCCCAATAAGGTATTTCCACTAATTTAATATCGTGCTGTTTGCAATATTCTCTTTTTAAGGAATCATGTTCTTTGGGACTAATCCAACTTCCTATATCATCTTTATAGTGTTGAAGGCCTTGATACTCACAAAGACACCATAATTTATTATCCTTAAAAATTGCAAAATCAAAACGAAGACTGTTTTTATCGCGTAAATCAGAAAAAGTATATTCTCTTGCATAAGAGATATTGTTATCGTCAAGTAATTGTCTAATCTTTTTATTTCCAAAAGAAAAGGTACACCCACATCCTTTTGTATGTCCAGATAACAGATGCGTCGATGATACACTAACCAAAGTGCCACATTCACATCTACACCACCAAAATGCTCTTTTACCATCTTTTGTAGTATGATAGCTTTCAACAGTCAAAGAACCAAAAGTTTTTCCAATTAAATCTTTTCTATGATTACTAACAGTTCCCAAATTATTCTTTCCAGTTTGGGCACACGTCTCTTTTGCTATCTCTTTTTGTAGGCACCCACAAGACTTAGCAATACCAGATCTTAGTTGATCTCCACGAATGATAACAGTATTTCCACATTGACAAACACAATTCCAACAGACTCTTTTTCCTTGATTTGGAGCACGACTTATAACTGTAAGTCTACTATCTTTAACTCCATGCTCACTCATTTTCCATCCAGTCATATCTATAAAAGTACCCATTTACTTTCCCTCCTATTATTAAGTAGAAAAGTAAATGGACACCTACACAATTTTGAGGATTAGAATTCCATCTACATATCCGTACATTAAATTTTTTCTCCTTAAAACTGTTTTTCTTCAAGACCTAAGTCTTTAGTCCAGACCTCTTTATCCCAAATAATAAAGACCTTTTCTTTATTATCAAGACGAACACCCAATATTTCATACCCTAAAGCATCAAAATATTTTACTACTTCGGAAAGACAAGATAATTCTGGATTAATTTCAATATAACCCCAACCATTATCAACAGCAACTAGAATTTTGCTTTCAATTTCCTTAATAGTTCTTTCCAACCGCTGAGCTTCAATTCTCATCCTGTTTTCTCTTGTAGTTCTTTTTGCTTCAAATGCACTAATCATATTTCTAATCTACCTTTCTTTTCTTTATGTAAATAGTATACCAAAAATTTTAAAAACTTTCAAATTTAAAAGACTTTCTAAAAACTTGACATTTGTTCAGAATAGGAGTATAATCTAAAGTATAAGGGCAAAGAGAACTTTAATTATTAATAGGTATTATATAGGAGAAATTTTATGATAGGAATTATTATTAGTATAATTAGTATTATTATTAGTATAATAGTAATTATAGATGTAAAGAAATCGTCTACTCGGCGGGCTTCTAATGAAATTCAACGATACAAGGAAGTAGAATTTCAAAAAGAAAAAGAAAAATATATAGAAGAATTTGAAAGAAACTTTTCGGACGCGCGCCAAGTTCGTCAGGAACAACTTCTATCTCTCGATAAAGAAATAGAAAATAAAAAGGAATTTAATAATTCTCTATTAGAAATAAGGGAGAAAGAACTCAATTCCTTAATGGAAGAAAAAAAGAAAACAAAAGAACTTCAAATAGAAAAAGAAATTGAAGAATGGGCAGAATCTGCTCAAGAAGCCGCAAATGAATTCCAAAGAGGGTACCGCGCGAAACTTCAACTGATAACTGATGCAGCGATAGGAGATATGCAGGCCGCGTTAAAAACTTTAGAGGAATATAAAGAAAAAAGAGATGCTATCAATCAAGAGATTTTACGAGCGCGCGCCATTGAAGAAAATCAAAATTTCTATCGTATTCAACTTGATGATTCTTCTAAAGAAGATATAGAAATCTTAAATAGTATAAGACAAAAACTTAATAAAACCGATTTATTAGATAAACTTATCTATGATAACTATATATCGCGCCCTGCGAAGGAAATGGCTAAACGTGTACTCGAAGGGAAAAATCCAAGTGGTATATATAAAGTAACTAATATAAAAACTAATGAAATATATATTGGGAAGAGCATTAAAATTGCAGACAGATTTCTCAACCATATTAAGTCTGCCTGTGGCCTAGAAGGTGTTGCAGAATCTCAATTCCAGCGCGCACTAAAGAAATATGGAATTGACCTATTTACTTGGGAATTACTAGAAGAATGCTCTAAGGAAAATTTAAACAATGCAGAAAAGTATTGGATAGATTTTTATGATACAAAAAATTATGGTTATAATCAACGTATGGGGTAATCATTTTTTAAGACAATTTGTATTAAAATTCTACTTAATACTAGAGGTGATAAAATGATTGATATAAATAAACAGAAACAAATTTTAGAATTACATGAATTGGGATTAAGTGGAAGAAAAATCGCAGAGAAGACGGGTATTAGTATAAATACAGTATATAAATATCTAAAAACTGGTACTCGAGTTCTTACTCCAGACATTAATATGACAGGTTGGATAATGAAAGAACACGGGGTACCAGATAGTAAATTAACAATAATTGAATATTTAGGAAAAGATCGTTGGAAATGCAGATGCGAATGTGGAAATATTACTACCCCAAGAGGAGTAAATATTCGTTCTGGTTTAACTAAATCATGTGGATGTTTACAAAAAGAAGTTGTTTCAAAAATGTTTAGCAAAGACTTTGTCGGCAAGCGCTTTGGTAAATTGGTAGTTTTAGAATATACTGGAGAAGTTAATGCTCATGGAGAAAAATTATACTTATGCCAGTGTGATTGTGGAAATAAAACAATAGTTGCAACTGGAAAGCTTTCAAATGGAGATACAAGTTCTTGCGGATGTTTGGTATCTAAAGGTGAATCTTTAATTAAGAGGTGGTTAACAGAGCACAATATAGCTTTTGAGACACAAAAAACTTTTGATGATTTAAAGTTAATAAGGCCTCTTAAATTTGATTTTTACTTACCTGAACATAATATCTTAATAGAATATCAAGGTATTCAACATAAGGACAATAGAAAATTTGGAAGCCAACAAAGGGAAATAACTGATAAGATGAAAAAAATTTATTGCAAAGAAAATTTGATTTCCTTATATGAAATATGGTATAATGAAAATATTGAAGATAGGTTAATTCAAATTCTAAATCAAAGAGAGGGATAAAATGGGACTTTCAAAAAGACAAGAAGAAATTATAAATGCTCCTTATAATAAAGTAGTAGTAATGTCATCTGCGGCCTCGGGAAAAACCAACCTTTTAACAGAAAAAGTTCGTCAGCTTATTCGTGCGAATATAAATCCACGTCAAATAGCAGTAATTACTTTTACAAATATGGCGGCGACAGAATTAAAGGATAGACTCGGAGAAGATTATAAAGAAGGCCTTTATATTGGAACTATTCATGGATTGGCTAATTATATGTTATCCGTTGGCGGCGTAGATACTCGAAAGATGCTCAACGAAGAAAAGTTTGATGAATTATTTGAAGAAATAGAAAAGAATCCATCTTGTGTGCGACATCTAGAATGGATATTACTTGATGAGGCACAGGATTCGGATTCCCTTCAGTTTAAATTTTTATTTGATATGATTAACCCGGATTGCTTCTTTGTAGTTGGAGATTATAAGCAATCAATTTATCAATTTAAGAATGGTGACCCATCACTTATGATAAACCTTTCAAAAAAAGAAGGGGTAAAAAGTTTTTCTATGAATGAAAACTATCGTAATGGTAGAAGAATTCTTGACTTTGCAAAGCGTATTATTTCGTCTGTTGGTTTATTTGATGATTCTGTTGCTATGCGGCCTATAGATGGGGTGGTTGAGGAAATTCCTTTTAGTCTTGATAAGATAGTTGAATCAATTAAATCTCAAGGCGGTCCTAAAAATTGGGCAATACTTACTAGAACGAATCAAGAAATTAGTGCTATTTCTTCTGTTCTTGAAAAGAATAAAATACCATTCGATACATTTAAACAAGGAGATTTAACAAAAGCAGAATTAGTTGAAAGAATGGAAAATGACACCGTAAAACTTCTTACAATTCATTCTTCAAAGGGGTTGGCGTTTGATAATGTAATTGTGGTTGGCGCCAGATTCTATCCAGAAGAAGAACGAAACGTATGTTATGTGGCGGCCACGAGGGCGCGCAATAAACTAATTTGGATGACAAATAGAAAAAAGAAGAATCCAAGACAAAAGATTAGATATTGGTAAGGAAAGATTAAATTAAAGAGGACGGCCAGAAATGACCGTCCTTTTATCATTAGATTTTATCAGAGCCGCGCCCTGTAAGCAAGAATTATGGGGTGGATGTTTCTTAGGCCTCAAGTTGGGACATAATAGCATTTATATCTACATAGTAGGTTACTGTGGTATCCCCGTTCGCATCATGCCACACGTTGTT